CGAGTTTAAATGCTTAACTTGCGAATCAGCTTGACTGTTTCGAAGGAGTTGATACCGGTAATATCATCTCCATACTGATTCTTAAGTATACCAGTAAGACCCTGTGTCTTAGAGATGTAATCGACATACTTCTTAAGACCATTTTTACTGTAACTAAGAGAGTATTTATCTAAATCATAGATAAACATGACTAAATCTTCAAAGAGAGGATGATGCTTGCAATTTTCCAATATCGATATTGCTCTAATAGCGTAATAATCTTTTCCTAAAAGATCAGATTCCTCAAATTTAGCCCATCTTTCTTGATATACCAATCTACTTAAAGCACGATAAGTAGGATAGATACCACTAACTAAACCATCTTTAGAATATTCTGAATCATACAAATTTTGAAGATAAACAGAATAACTACCAGAATAGGTTTTGGATTCATTGACAACTAAGTCAAAAGATTTTAAATACTTTAGCAGTCTATCTTTATCTTTATTCTTAATTAATACGACGGAGTCGTCACCTTGAATTACGAATTGAGATTCGTCTAATCCAAAATTAATAAAGATAAGATACTGGACTAATGAATCAACCTCGTTAGTAAAGGTAGAACCAGAAGGTACACCGTGATTACCGTACCAGATACCGTCAGGAGTAACTAAACCAATAGTTCTAAATCTTTCGGATATATAATCTATATCACCATGACTACTATTTTGGAATAGATGTTTAATATAATCAAAACAGTATTTCTGTATTCCTGTAACTGTAGTATCGAAAGAAGCGAAGTCTAAACTGATTAAAGTATAGTCGCTATTACTACTAGCTAAATTAATAAGTCTAGTCAACTGAATATCAGTGGATTCAGGACCGAGAAGAGCGCAGCGGTAGCTTTTATTTTTCTGATATTCCAGAAGAGGAAAATAGAACATAGACTCGTTAAGAGTATCGGCAATAGGAAAACCCCAAACTGTCCTAGTCTTGTTTTGCTCTTGTGTTCTGGTGAATAGTATACAAGGCATTTTAAGATCTAAATACTCATTAAATCTTTGTACTACTTTATCTTTAACTAAAGACTTCTTAGTGTAAAAGGGTAGTCCACTATTAGTACTATTCTTAAGCTTACTTGCGGCTTTTTCTAAAGTGATTGGTCTAAGACGACCTTTATCATTTAGGGGATAAGACAACGGACTCTTTATATTAGTGAAGGCTTTGAAGTATTCCTCAACTGAACTTTTCCGCTCTAACCAAGGCTTAGATATGCTTCTGGGACCGAATTTATCTTTATTATTAGCCTCTAAAAATTGTAGATTATCATTTATTTCACCTAGATTAGAAGTGTACACTTTAGTCCACTGTTCAAGAATTGACTGGGGTTCGTTATCCTTACCGATAGGAGTTAGAAGCACATTGTCGTTTCCTTTCTCTATGTCATATAAATTATGGGACAATCGAGTCACAACATCAGAATCTAAATCTAATTCAGATAGGAAGTCGTACTTCTTTCGTGCGATATTCATATTTAAATTTAATCTCCATTAAGTTACCTTCTCTTATCTGAACTGAAATCTCTCTTTTGTTTTAGCACTGTATCTAAACTCATTAACCATAATAATGTCTGTTTAGTAATATCAGTGGTTAATCTTGCACTTACATTGAAAACAATTTCTGTGCCAGGTAGATGAATAGGAGTTTGAACTGATGCAGCAGTGACATCAAGTGAAGTGTAAGTTTCACCTCTAACTCTACTTAAAAATTCATCGTTATAAGAGGGATAAAATTTTGCTGTAGTACCGTCAGTGTAATATGAATAACGAGTTGCATTATCTCCAGTAACCGTAACAAAATTAGGAACTAACTTATTAGTGTCAGTATTAAGTGCTGTAGTTAAAGAAAGAGTAGAACCGTCAATAGTATCATAATTCACGTAAGACATATAAGTCCAACCACCATCACTCGTTGTTCTTGGCCATGTGTAAGATACACCACCTTCGCGAACAATGAATGGAGCATTTGCCCATACAGTTAGCCAAGTAGGATCAAAAACGCCACCTGCTTGATAATCAGCAAGATTAGGTTTAATCCAATTACCTAAAGCTTTGTGTAATACATTAGATACCTTTCTTAAAGTATTGTTATTACTTAAAGTATCTATAGCACCTGTGATTTCAGTAATATTTACAGGATTGTCCTTCATTTCATGAGGAACGAATTTACAAAGACTAGTCCTTGCAGAATTACCCTGATGATATGTATTGTAAAAATACCTAACAAAATCGTAAAGATTAGGAGGAATAGGTTTAGTTGATAAAACTTCACCTAACTTAATAGTTTCAGAGATAATGTCTTGAGTCATTAATGACCTAAGATATCTCATCCCAGCGTTCTGGTTATTCGCATCTTGCGAATACGTTATTATACTATTATAATAACAAAATAGTGACAGACCATACATAATATCATTAAGATATGTAGTTAGGTTCTCTTTCGTGAACACATTCATGTCAAGCGACCAACTAATATTACCTTGAATTTTAGTTTGCATAAGCTGAGTTATAACATCTTCAAAGTACATAAATACTTCATTAGTTACACCAGTAGGTATACTCAGATTAACGAAGTTGACATGCAAAGGACTGCATTTATCCACTTCTGGAAACATAGATTCTAAAGAATAAGCCTTTACCGGTAGCGGTGTACTTAATCTAGGTGTATACGTACCTGATGGATTGTAAATACCTGATCTATTACCTCCTGAATTTCTTCTAGATGGTCCAGATTTACCTTTGCCTTTACCACCTTCTCTAATAGCGTTCGCTGCTTTATTTGATACTTCTTTCACGCCCTTCTCGACGATAGCTTTCCCAACTGTACGTACACCTTCCATGTAAATATTTGGTTCACCTTGAGCATTCATCGAAGCCATAGCTTGATTATATTGCTGTCTATTCGGTTGATCGCCTGTATCATAAACGCTAGCTAGTGAGTTGGTTCTGGGCTCTGCCTTAACAGAATTCCTATATGGATTTGCTGTCCACCTATTTCCGGAGGGAATGGGTTGACCAACAAACAGTGACCTGTCAATCATAAACTTTCTCCTTGTATAGAAAATTAATAAGTATGGGTTTCATACAGTCAATTTGATTATCCAATTCAAACGTTAGTTCACGACAGTCCCTTGTCTATCAGAAATTTCTGATAAATATGATTTATTCGAG